TGAAGCGGTTCCAAGTTGCTTGCACATTCTGCTCAAAGAGAATCTGAGTAGAAAGGATAGAAATTTGCTTCTTGAGGAAGATAACCAAGCGACGTACATTGATTCTATCAAGTGCGGAAGGCTTCTCCTGTAGGGTTTTTTGTCCGAAGACAACAATACCTGTGCTTGGGAAACTAGCGATCGGGTTGATGCGTGCTTCGTAAAGAACATCGCGTTCTTTGGAAGTAAGCCTGCGAGAGACCCCAGTAACAGGAATGCCTGCTGCGCCATCAGAGAGACCGCCACGATTAAAGCCCGCAGGAGCAAACCAAATTTGTGAACTACGCTCGGATGAAGCCAGAACTCCCATCATTGCGACAGTGGGAGGAACCCAGACATTCTGCCCACTTTGCTCATCAACAGTCTGTACCCAAGGATAGAATGTGGCGCCATAAGAGGAGTCAATTTGACGTGAACGTAGGTTGCTAGCAGCCTGGGAGGGGGTGTCGCCCTGTCTGTTGGCTTTGTCGCCGTCATCGTAAGTCTCATAATTTGGCTTGTAGACATCAGGAAGGTCAATCAGGGCGAGAGCATCTGCTCTATCTTCACAAACATTTACCATGTGTGTTGTTAAGCCATCTTTTGTTAAGCCAGGGACGGTAAGGATGTTCATGTCTACAAATTCAGGATCTGCTACTGTATCAATCGCTCTCTTATAGGTATTAAACCTGTAATCTGTTAGATCAGTGCTGCCCATGCCTGTGTTAAAGAGCGGATCTGGCTTTGTAATGTCAAAGCCGTCAAAACCGCCCCAAAGAGGCATAGTAAATCGATCATAGCCAGCATCGATTAGTTCCTTATAGGAGCCGCTAGTCTTAGAGGTACCAGCAACACGAGAACCTGAAGCATAATGCGCCCCTGTTGTATCTACGATTATGTCATCCATCGTGAAGATGTACGAACTTCCTACAGTTCCGGTACCGTCAGTATCACTCCAGCCAGATGAAAGCCAGAGTCTGTGGTAGTCCTTCATAGACATGTCGCCACGAGTGCCGCTTCTGGTTCTAGTTGATTGGAATCCAAAATATGCGTTTGTTTGATCGGACATTCCACCATCTGAAGCGGAGTGGCGAAGTCTAGCGACTGGCCAAACAAGGGATCCGGTGAAGTTTCCATCCGATCCACTTAGAAGCGCATCACCACTACCAGTTCCAAAAATATCTACTGCATCAACATACTTACTTGTAATAACGTGATCCGATGCAGACCCACTCCAGTTTATTATAGAGGCAAAGTTGGGTGGACCATAGTAGCCGAATGGAATAGAACTTGCATTGGCGTTGTTAACCTCGCTAACGTATAAGAATTTTGATTGATTCGGGTAATCACCATAAAGACGTAATCTCCTTTCTGATTCTACCCAAGCATAATACTGATTTCCAATTGCCTTTTCAATATATTTAGGCGAAGTTGGATCTAGTGTTAGGTTGTCAAATCTTTCCAAAACAACAGGATTGTTATCACTGTCAGTTAAGGATCGGAGAACAATCGAGAAAGTTCCGTATTGAGTGGTGTTTGTGTTGGAGTAACGAATCTTTTCAATAGAAACCTTCACGTTTTTGTTAAGCCACTCTCCATGTCCACGTCCTTTTAATTTAAAAAGTTTGTCTGCTGAAGATGGTATAAATCCGTCTGGCTGCCCTAAATCTTGCCCAATAACCCATCCACTTTGTGCTTCTTGTGTTGAAGTTTGCATCTGGTGTGGGCCAGTTGTTCCATTACTAAATGCTTGGATAACACCGAACATTTTACTACCCACAACGCTAGTAGAACTACCAGTAAATGAGTTGGTTGCGCCATCTCTAATTTCTTGCTCAAATGTCTCACCGAGCCAATAGTTTCTTTCACGACTGGAATCATAAAAATCTCCTCCAGCAACCTTTTGTGGATTAGTGTTGAATACTTTACGAATAAATTTATCACTTGAATCATCAAAGTCAAAAGTATAAGTCCTATCTGCATCACCTGTTGAAATAGCGCCAGAGATAAATACTGTAAATCTTCCTTGGCTGTCGCTTTCAATTACTTTTCCAACACCTGTTGATAGGATAGAAACACCGGAGCCAGATACGGTTCTAGCCAAACTACCGCTAAGCTGAACAGAAGCATCTTCGTCAACGTACCAAATTGCTGAAAGTACACCAGTTCCTAATTCCGAGACAACATCAGACGCGGTGCCAGTGCCAAGACCGCCTGAACTAGATGGAAATACCCAAAGTCCATATGCACCACCGTTGTCAGTTAAAGTTACTGCTGGGCTGTTTGTGGTTTTCCAACCCGCTTCACCGCCAGATGTCTTGTTATCGTTTTCAACACCAAGAAGGCGAACAAATGTAACAGGAGCGACAGATGCATTTAAGAATGCTTTTGCAGCATAAGTGGCATACATTGGGGATTGGTAGTTTCCATCACGATAGATGTCGCCACCCGCATCACCTGGGACAGTGTCTCCGAACATAGTCAAAAAGTCAGAGTATGATTCAACTTTTACGGGCTGCATTCCAAGTCCGCGAACTGAGCGACCAATAACTACTGGTCCGATAGCGTCGGGACGGCGTGGTCTGAATGAGTTATCAATCTCGTTGATAAACACACCAGGGGATACAAATTTAAAACTTTTTACGGGCATTAGGGGTTCCTCTCTTTATAAGATAGTGCTACATAGCACCTTTAATCTCATTGTAAATAGTAGGAGTGGACTCAAACAGACTTCAGGAAGTGTCTAGTCTATAAAAAAGTCATCATTACCAGATGGGACGATTGTTTCTCTTGGAAATGCAACTTCTACTGCATTTTCTTCTTTCCTGATTATGGGTCGATCATCGGCATTTCCTTCGCCAACAAGATAGCCAATAACTTTTATGTTAATCTCGCTTGTAAATTGCCTTTCTTCTTCTCCGAGGCTTGCGACATTATTGGAGTGAGCAAAGCCTTGGTCAATAAATGCTTCGTAAAGGTGACCGTTTCTTCGCATGACAAAAGAATTTATTTGTCCTGTTCTTGTCATAAAAGGCTGTGTTAAATCGTTCATCTGTTGTTGATACTCTGTTTTTACTACTATTTTGTAGTCAACATTTACGTAAATTGGTATTGGTATCGTTAGACTTTCAATAATAATCTTTTTATTTACTCTCGGGAAGTATTTTTGTCTATCGCCGGAAGTGTTTGTACGTGTGTTACCAACAACAGCAAAGTTTCTTGTTTTGTCCTGTTTGATTCTCTTGGCAATAACCATTCTTCCTGTGCGTCCATCTCTTTTATCCGAGTAAAGGTGCGCCTGAAATCCGCCTTTTCTGGCAGGATCTTTAACGATGCCGGTTCTCTCTATTGAAACAACCGGGAGAGTTATCACGCCGCCGCCGTCGTCAATAGGGTGCCTCAAATCATGATTGTTTTTAATCTGAAAGGCTCTTTCGGGTGTCTGCCATAGGACAGGAACTCTCTTATTGCCCTCATTAGTTAAAGTTGAAAGTTCAAGATCTTCTTTTAGCCAAGACATCATTGCATAATCAATGTCTTCTATACTAGAGCCAAGCATACCAAGTTCTTTCAGAGTAAACTCACCTCTATCTTCTGGCAGTTGTGCAAAATCAAAGTTTTTAGGTAGCATCGAATAATCCCTTGCGTGCCCTCTTGCAGATAGCAGAGGTCTCAAATGTGTTATTTACTTGTCCAAACAACTTTCTAGAAGAAGAAAGTTTCATAATTTCGTAGTATCTCTCACCGTAAAGAACGAAATCACCTTCACGAACAAATAGGTTTTGATCTTCTGTGAGTCTGCGTTTGTGAAAGTGGACAGTGATCTGTGAAGTGCTATCTATCCCAACAGAATCAAGGTATGAAGAACCTTCATCATCAAACATTACAAGAGCGTAAACTCGTATTGGAGGCAGATAAGTTTTTTCCACAGCCTCGCCATATAATTCGTGGAAGTTTGTTGCCTCCATATCAATTGGGTAGTATAGAATCTGTTGTCCAATGACTTTTTCAATAAGTTCATCGTTGACTTGCTTGACAAGATCACGCTCTTTCTTACCAAGGAAGAGTGGAGGTGGAGGTGTTGCTGGTCTGGACCATTCGTTATCTGACATTTAATTATCCTACAAAGATAGGCAGTGGTGAGCGGCGAAGTGTTTCTTCTGCTGCCGTGACCTTCTCTTGATCTTTCTTAGCCAACTCGGTGTACTCAATCTCTTTCAGCATGTCGGCTAATTTCTGTCGGAGATCGTCCTTTTCTTTTTGTGCTTCAGAAAGAAGCGAAGAATAGTTTAGCGTGACGGACTCGCCTGGGATTGGTACAGTCTGGAACTTGCCGCGAATCTGTCCAAGCATCTCTTTGCATAGCGCGAGAGCATAGTTGCGAATCCACTGTTTGCCCATTGAATTTATGTTTATGTAAGGAATGTTGTCAAACGGTAGTGTGTTAATGTTATTGACACCCCTTACACCCGTGTTTGTATCCCCATCTTCACCCCAGGAATTGTCTGTAATTCTAAAACGGAACCAGATTCGATTCAAATAACTAGCAAAGCCATCCTCTCCACGAGGAGTTGGATACAATCTTAACCTATTGTCTATAATCTCAAATGAATAGTGAGAGGTTCTTGTGTATAGCGAATCTTCATACATGATTGCTTGCAATTTGTTCTGCCAAGTTGGAATAATTTCAAACGTAGAATCATCAGCATACTGCCCGTAGGTAGAATAGTTACCGACGACACCCATGCCACCGCCATAGTAGCCATAAAAACGCCACATGGAGACTGGAGAACGATAAAAAACTTTATCAATTATAATTCTGGAGTCTTTTATTTTTCCAGCATACGGGACAGCGCCACCACTATCATCTAAGCCCGTATCTGATGCCGCCGATACTATAGACTGAAGATCGTAATCTTGTTGATTTTTAACAGTTGTGAATGATGCAGAATAGATGCGACTTGTTCCGCCAACACCTGCCATTGTCGCAACACCATCGCCAATCTTATTAGCATAAGACAAGGTGACTTTTGGATATTGAAGATTTGAACCCGAAGGTCCACTTATGGCTTCACCTTTGTGATCAAAAGTGCCAGTCAATTTACCTAGAGCATCAGATAGAATATTTTTACCTTGATGCATGTTGATAATGTAAGAGTATTCTAGTACCGCTTCTTCATATGCAGCATAAACATTGGCGTTTGTAAGTTCAATATCAACGACATCGCCGCCAAGCCTTTTGTACACAAAATTTACTTGTAATGCTGCTCCGGTCAAAAACTTTTCTGAAGCACTGTAGACCCCGAACGGGACCGCTGTGGCTACATCAGAAGCAGACCCAGTCGGTGATAGAATAATAGCACTGGTTTCGGATAATGGTTGTAAATTTGTGGGCATTCATGGAGCCTCCTATTCGTAGTAAATAGTGAAAAGACAAACAAAAGCCCCCTCACCTTGTTAGATGAAGGGGCAGCAAACATTAGTTTGATTTATTCAGACTTGGAAACCTTTTTTCTATTGGTTTTTGCGCGGGATTTAGCAGGAGTTTTTGCTCTTACAGGCACGCTGGCTTTTTTAGGAGCCGGAGCGGACACTACTTTCGCTTTTTCTCTTGCTCTCCTGATCGCTCTACATGAATTTCTACTCATTTATAGCTCTCTCTCATACGTCATCGAAGACGTTGTAGCCGTAAAGGCGTACAATAAACTTACCAGCAGTATAAGCAGCGCCGCCAACACCGCCGATGTTGCCGGAATGAACTAGATAGAGGTAATAGTTATCTAAATCCTGATCTAATTCAAAAGTTTCGTTATCACCAAGTGACATAGACACTGGAGTAATGAATTTTAGACCACCGCTATCAAGCAATTCACCACTACCGGTCTGATTGGTTCCACCCCACAAGCCAATAGCAGTTCCGCCACCAGCAGGGGTTTCAACGCAAATCATCTCTCCACTGGTAACAACACCATTGCCATCGGCAGCACTAGATGTGCCATTGATTCGTGCAAAGTTTGCTTTATCGTGTGGTTCTGCGGAAGAACTAATTCCAATAGCAGTAACGCCTGCACCAGAATCTGGGGGACCTACACCATCACCCCAGCCATAGGCGGCGCCTTTGGATGAAGCCAAGTCAATTGTAAATTCACTGATAATTTCTTCTCCTGATCTTGATCTGGTTGAATTACCAATATTTCCATCGATAGCGGCACCAGCCGTATCCTTTAAATCTTCACCAAGTTTCATAACCTGATATAATCTTGCTCGCGCAACTCTTCTACTCATAATATTTTCTCCTTTATAATTATGTTATTGCAATAACTTGTCCTATTCAATGAATTATTACCAGCCACC